CCACCACCCTGATTATTCCCACCACCACCGCCATAAATGCGAGTGTGCCCCTCTGGTCCACGTAGTTCCTCTAAGGCGATAAGGTCTTTCCAAGTATCTTGGTCGATTCGCTTCCATTGAATATGCGTAGCCGACTTGCGAAGTATAATCTCTTGGCCATCTTTGCCATCAGTTCCGTCTTTGCCGTTCTTGCCATCGACACCATTTTTTCCATCTAACCCTTTATCACCTTTTCCGCCCCTATCACCCTTGTCACCTTTTTCACCTTTAAGACCTTGTGGGCCAACCATCTCATTAGTATTAACAAGGTTTTTCCAATCTTCTGTATCTCCGAAACGCCACTGTAATACACCGTTTAGGTTGCGTATATTTATAACCTTTTCTTTTTCTTGCTTCTTTACGATTCGTCCATTAGCTTTATTCATTACCTACTCCACTATCAGCTTGTAGGTACAACCGCAATTAGGGTGCAATAGTCCTGCTGATACTGGTTCAAAGTCTATTGACATCTTGCGTACCTTTATTTTGCCATCTACATTTTCCTCGACTTCTAGCATATCGCCTAAATCAACAAAGTTTTGGTTCACAGGGATTGGGGGCTGGCTTGCCATAGTCCGACAGAACTGACAGGGATTATCATTCCGAGTAATCCATTTTTTATATACACGACCCTCTAAGTCATTCTGCTTAACGAATTGCAAGTCTGACTGTAACTGGGATTGGTTAAATGCCCTACTAGCTTCGGTTCTAGCAATAGTTTTAGCACGACCATTTGAGAAGTCGCTATACTTCTGACGTACTGCAGATACTATCTTAGTCTGTCCGTTGCCCTCTAGTGCCATCTTACGAGCTAATGCCAAATCTGCGTCAGTTACTTTTCGCCCTGTCGCTTCTATAGCAGATAGTTGAGCAGTGACAGCTTCATCGTAAGCACCTTTCATAGCCAAGCGTAAATCTTCGACTATAGTATTAATGTGGCTCTCAGAAACAACCTTTACTAGCTCTTTAGTTTCCTTGCGTATAGCAGAGGTCATCTCAAAGTTTGTAGGCATTCCAAACTCTTTTAAGCGACGTGCGGCATTAGTGCTAGCAAATATAGGGATTAAAGCTAGGTAAAATAGTTCGAGTGATTGGTTGAGCTCTTTGGTTGAAGCCTCTTCGTCTTTTTTAGAGATAATATCGCCCGAACTCTCAAAAGCATTCTTACTCTTAGTCAGTTTATTTATAACACTCATTACTACGCCTGTTTCAACTCTAGTGACCTCATTCTGTAAAGCCGATTGCTGAACAGCTATAAGCCCTGTAGTTTCATCATCAAACTCATTGGTAACTCGGTCAGCTACTTCGTGAGTGTGATTGTGAGATGAGTTGTTAGAGGTTTCGTCATCTTCTTCGGCTGGTTTTTTTTCATCTGGTGTTTGTGTTGGAGCTGGTATTATTTGTTTTGGCTCATTAGTAGGCTGACCGAGTTCATCTAAACCTATCTCACCATCGGTATATTTTGCAGCAAGTTCTGGCTCATACCCTTTATTGACTAGTGAGTTATACATATCAAAGCTTTTTTCTCGTATTTCAATATCTTTTAATTCGGCTTCTCGGTCTGTCTTGAGTGGGTTGTCTATAATCATCGTGTATTCAGTCTGAGCATATTCGACAGGGTAGTATTTCTTGTAGTCTTGGTTTAGTGCGTCAATGATAAGTTGTAGCTGTGGCATAATATGTGATTCGATAAACAAATCTTTTTGGACAAGAGCAGTTTCCCTTGTAGTCCCTGACTCTTCAATACTCATCATAGTTTTGCCGACACCAGATACAGCGAATAATGTGCTTCGGTTAATTTCATTAATCTTATCGAGTGAAGCTTTGTCTAGGTCAATCTGCATAGCGTCCCAAGTAATAGCACCTGCACCATTTCCGAATAGAGGTAGACCTTTTTCTTGATTAGTAACTCTAGCTACGAAGTTCTTAAACTGCTCATCATCAAGCAACATATCAGTCGAAAGAATACCAGGAGCTGCCATATTATTCTTTAAGCTATGACGAGTATAATCACCTGCTTGCTTCAAAGTGAACTGGTATTCTCTGGCTGCATCAGTCATTGAGTAGGGGTCATCTGAGCTAAATGGATTAAGGTTACGAATATCTATCATCATCTGAGGTGGTATTTCTCGAACCATTCCATCTCGGCTTTCAACATAACCGCCCACTTCGCCTGTTTCTGCATTGCGAATACGTCTTACATTATATGGATTCAACAGCTTAAACTCTTGCACACGTCCTATTCGTTCGTTCTCTACGGTTCTAACTGCTAATAGGTAGTAAACACCCTCTAGGTCTAGAAATGTGCTTATAGCGTACCAAAATGCGTAGTTCGTGAATGTGTTTGAGCTGTCAATAATATCAAGGTATGGGTGTGTAAGAATGTCGCCTGTCGCCTTAGACTTTTTTGCTGTAGCTGTATTAGCTTCGGTTTCGATATTTTCTGTAGCCATCTGAGCCGTTTTATTAGCTCGGTTTTTGATTGCGGCATACGAATAACCAGTATAGAGGTCTTTGTCAGACATAATGACCTTAGACCAGTCTTGAACTAACGGCTTTTTATTTCCGTACTTCAAAAAATCCCGACCTAAATTATCACCGATAGAGTTTTTATCTCGGTTAAACATATTGGAAATAGTCTTAAACGGCTTCGGTACATTCATCTATATTAATTATATCAAATGTGCTCTCTATTAACTTCTAATCCACCTGCTCCAAAGCCAAGTATATGACATAACGCCACAAGGGTCTGTATATTCACAGAACTTTAGAAAGTCTTGGTGCATTTCATCTATCATTTGCCAGCCCCATAATAAGGTTCAAGTGGTGCAGACGGCTCTTGAACCTTTTGCGGTGCGTGTTTATCACAGTCTGGTCCAAGAGGTATTGAATCACCATAAGGGCAACCAGTCGGCTCTAGCTTACAGATTAAATCACCATTTTTATTCTCGCCTATGCTATAGCTTCCAGCTGGGCATTGTTGCTCGGCTTCCTGACCATATGCTTTGCCAAATATAAAGCCAGCTAAGAGTATCGCTATTACTATGATTATTGCCTTTTTCATTGACAGCCTGCTTTCTTATCGTGAACCCTCATACAAATCTTACAAGGTTTTTTAAGTACAAACCTATCTTCACTCATTTTTTAACCCCTTTCCTATATGTCCAGCCTTTTTCTTTGCAGACTGCTTTTATGTAATTTTCCATTAATATTGGTTCATTGTCTTTGTTTACTGGCTTGGTTTTTACCCAGTGAGCTATTATTCTTGCTCGGTCATAACCAGTCATTGTTTTCATCTTAGTGATTCTGCTTTCAGTAATTCTCTAAAACCTTTTTCGCCAATGCCACGCAACTCTTTTTGATATTTTTCTTTGCTAAACTTGTCCATTAAATAGTCAAATGTTTCTTGGGGGTCTAGGTTAGTGAGCTCATTATTTATATAGTCTGAATCGCCAAAGTTTTTACCCTCGTTAAAGTAGTATGTGCAGTGTAAAGCATTTGCCGTTCTTACGCTAAGACCCTTTGCTTCGACAATCTGCTTCCATTCTCTGTGCCAAAAGTTACTCATAGTGTCTGATTGTCCTCTCCTGCTACTGGGTAGCCAAGGTATCTACGCCACTCGTCCTCTTGCCAACCACGCTTTCGGGCAACGGTAGGGTCTGTTGGTAGATATAGTTTAAGTTCATTTTGTAGCTTGGCACGAATACGCTTGATATTGTCCTCACGAGGTAATGTGAATAGATCTGCCACGTTTACATATATCTTGCCGTCAATATTCTTCATAAAACTGCGGTAGTGGTTCCACCAAATCATTTGAGTTAGGCGAATATCCGAGTTACGGCTCTTTTCGTCCGTAGCTAAGATATGCCGTATTTGTTTTTCGAGTAAGCCCTTGCTCATTTCCACTCCTTTAATTTTTTAAGTATATCAACTGGTACTGGTTCAGACTTCCAAGCTGTACCGTATTTATAACCGTTATGAGTTAGTAAACCAGCTTTCTCTAGCTTATCGCACGTTTCGTTATAGTCTTTGCCGTGTCCGTTAATTCGTAGCCAGCCCTCTTGTACTGGGTCGCCAGCTCTCATATCGTTTAAGTGCCACCTGTTCCAAATCTCGACTAGCTCGTACTGCTCTGGAAAATACTCTAAGACGGTATCTTGGCATTGTCCACCAAAGTCTTTACCCATACCGATTATAGAAAGTCGGCCTTTTTCGTAAGTAATTTCGATAGAAATCCTAATATCGTCTTTTTTTATTACGAACTTATTAGTAAAATCTTCCATTTTATTCAGCTTCGCTTAGAACTTTGTTAATTTTATCGGCTAGTTCTTGGGCTTCTTCGCTAGAAATCCAAATGTTTGTTTCTATATCGCCGACTGATACGCCGATATTTACTCGGTTAGTTGAATTAGAAGCTGTGTAGATTGAGAGTTCGCCACCCTTTTCTAGTTCTACGTTTTCTATTACTGATGTATTCTTAGCCATTACTATTCCTTTCTGGCTTATTTAATAGTAATTATTATTATAATTCGTAAAATAGCAAAAGTAAACACTTTTTAGTACTTTTTTATCAAAAAACGCCCGTTTTTCTAGAAAATAACCCGAATTGGCTCTATTTTGGCCGGTGCGTAGCAAATCACAACGGCGTCAGCTATGTCTGGCGAACGGTAGCCACGCTTCTTATAGGTAATCTTGCCCTCTACGGTACGCCGTCCTCTAGTGTCCTGTTGCCACTGTCGGGTAGACAACTCCATCAAGAGGTCGGGATTAAACAGTAGTTGTATATCGTTCATATGCTCGGCCATATAGAACCACGCCTCGCTAATCCAGTTTGGGTACTTGTCTTTATCGTTAGGGCTTGCCCCGAAGTTAATAGCTATAACCTTATAGCCTCGCTTTTTCATTTCATCAGTAACGCCCCCACCTACGCCGGTATCATCTACCTTTATAGTAACGGTCTTTTTATCGTAGCGGACAAAACGCTCTAGCTCGTCGCAGATCTTTGGTATGGGGTATTTAGATAGTATTTTATGGTCGAGGCTTTTAAGCCCTTTACGGGACCAGAATACGGTACGGTCATTACCCATACGGGCTACGTCTACGCCTACAACCCACTCGCCCTCGCTATTTACGTCTGAACGCTGCATAGCTTTTAGTATTTCTTCTCGGCCGATAACAGCCATTTCGGCCTGTCCTAGAGGCTCGCCAAGCCATTTATGAGCGTAGAGTGCAGGGTTTTCCTTATCGGCCTCAATCTCTAGGGCTATAACGTCTGGCAATAAGCCGTGTCGTTCTAGGACATCATAATTCAGGTGTGCAGTATATGTCTTTGGCATTTTGTTCATTACAAACTTGACATACACAGGGTCTAACTCAGTAAAGCGGTTAAACGTGAAGATAATCTGCGAGCCCTCTTTTCGGATAGTAGGGGTTAGTATGTCTAATGAATGTTCAGTGATACTTTGGGCTTCCTCTACCCAACATACATCTATACCTTGCATAGACTTTATTTCATTGATGTTGTGCCGTAGCCCTTTAAAGATAAACTCTGTGCCGGTAGTCCGGTTGATAATACTATCGTAGGTAACTTTATAATCGTCAAACCTGTATAGGTCTATCAAATCTTTCAATAGCTTGTGTACAGAGTCTCTAATTGACATCTGTAATTCACGGGTACATAGAATACGTAAGCGTTCTTGCCGGCCTCGTAGCACTAAAGACCGAGCTACGCTCTCAGATTTACCGCTAGCTCGCCCCCCGTATAAAACAATATATCGCCAGTCAGGGTTGAATAGCTCACGGTACTCACTCGGTATCTTGACTGGTGTCTTGATTATTTCCATCATCAGCCTCTAGAAACTCTACTAATGCAATATTTATACCACCGGTAACTTCAGCGTCTATACTTTGTTTTGGCCGGCCTTGCGCCCTATCTAACATCTTCTCAAGTATCTCAAACCCTTTAGTGGACAACATAGCCTTGGCAACGATACGGCTAATCATTGGTAACTTCTCGTTGATAGCAACGGCTCGTAACTTTTCTACCGGCAAACCAAACAAGGTTTCATAAGCGTCTACTACTTGACTAGTCGTAACCCGTTCAAAGCCCTCGGCTCGTAAATCTTCTAATAGCTCAGTCAGTAGTTTAGGCGGTCTACCTTTGGGGTTTCCGCTCTCGCCTTTTTTGAATTGGTGCTGGACTATATCTTCTTTGCTCATATCTGCTGTTACTCTGCTGTTATTATAATACTTATAATCAAGCTTTGTGTTCCTTTTTCAGTAGAATTTGCGTCTTAGTTTCCCAACTCTTTTTGTATTCTGTGTCCTTAAATAACTTGCTAAAACCAGTGATGTGTTTCAGGCGAATAAGCTCTTCGGGTTCCATACCTAGTTCTTTGCAAATATCTTCATCAGTTGTATTCATACGTTCAGAGTTGGGGTTTAATGTCGGTGCAAAATTATCGGTCTGTTCTAGTCCCCAATCAGACAAATCTGACGTATTCCACTCATTAGCTAATAAGTCCCAATCATTAGAACCAAAGTCAGCGTTGTGTTTGATTATGCGAGATCTAATCAGCTCTACACTGGTATCTTTTGGCATAACTGCACACTCGGTTTCTTTCCAACCGAGTTCTTTGATTGCCCGAAACCGCATATTTCCGCCCATAACGACAAAGTCCTTGCCTGTGTCATATACAAGTATCGGGTTGAGCTCCATAAACTCAGGGTCATCTACGATTGATTGCTTTAACTTTTTGTATCTATCATCTTTGATATAGCGAGGGTTTTTAGGTACTCCGTCCACCTGTCCCTTGTTATCAGTCAATTTATCAATAGATATTTTCATACCTGAGTTTACCCTCTCTTTGTTTAACTAATGAATTATTTTGATTGAGCTATTTTAATCAACTCTGATAAAGCTCGTCCTGTGGTGTAGCCATTTTTCTTGGCGTACTCCTTAACAAGAAGAATAACATCTTCATCAACGTCAATTATAGTCCATCTCTCACGTTTATTCATATTATTATTATAAGCCACTTTATAACTCCCGTCAAGACAGTATATTCTGTCGCCATTGATTACCTTTTTTGAACATCTTTATTTGGCGTGGTTCAGTTACGCCAAAAATAACATCTGCCGTTGTTCCTTTATGAATACACTCTACGTCAAATAGTGCATAATTCTTCATACCTCGCTGTCTTAGTGCCATTGAAAAGTCTACATCGGGTCCCAAGCCGTTATTGTCAAATGGTTTGAAGTGGTGTGCTTTATAGAACTCTGAACGAGTAAGAAAGCAGTAAAAACCGCCTGCGTCAATTTCAACAAGACCCTCACTCATTGGCAAGCTGACTAATTCAGTTGGTTGTTCTATGCTATCAGCTTTCCAGGCACCTATGTATGGCACTCCCCAACGCCCCATTTCCACGCCCTCAATCATACCAACCTCGTCTGTATAATACTGACCAAGCATTTCTAGGGCGTAGAACGGCACTATTGTATCGTCCTCAATACCAAAGACGTATTGCGAATTAACGTGCTCTCTAGCCACGTTGTGTAGCCTTGAGATACGTTTTCGTCTGCCGCCTATATCATACTGTCTGATTTTAGTTAGGGGGCGTTCTTGAATACAGAGCCGTTCTGAGAACTTGGACATCTCACATAAGTTACGAGCCTTAACAAATAAGTCAGCTTCACCATTAACTATACAAAGTAAAGCCATTTCTGATACATCACATTTTAGTTTGTCTAAGCACTCAAACATCTCATCAAGGTACTCAGCTCTTGATATAAGTAGCAAAATAGTAGTTTGCATTATAGCCCCATTATCTCATAGTATTTAGGTCTTAAATTATCTGCGTCAAACTCATTGAATCCAATCTCAAAGGCTCTTTGTTTTTCTGCCAATAGTTCATCGTCTGACATAGTAGCCAGCTCTGTCATTCTTTTAGCGAGGTCAGCTACGTCACTCTTAAAGCAATTAATCATAGTCCGAGCCATAAACTGTTTTTTGGCGGCAACTTGCACCAACCAATTCTCTGGCAATATCTGATTATTCGGTGATATATCGGTCATTATCACTGGCAAACCAGACGAGAGTGCTTCATCCATTGGCAGGCATAGACCGCCATAACGTCTAGGCATAATCATTGCGTCAAAGTCTTGGTACAGCTCATTCTGGTTTAACTTATTTCCTATATCAAACGTAACTCTTCTGTCGTTAATTTTATAGGGCAAATCATACTGAGAGCGTATAACGAGCTCAAAATCTGCGTCTACAAACTCTAAAGCTTCCAGCACATCTTCAGTACCATTTCTATCGTGTGAAGCTTGTTTACCAACTATATGTACAAATCTTCTGTAACCAGACCGAGCAAAATTAGTTTCTCTGGCTTGTTTAAAATCATTAGTAAATATAGGCGGTGGTAAGTACTGAACATTGCCGAACTTATCGGTCATCACTTTTAAGCTCCAGTAGCTTGGCATAAGCCACATATACGGCTCTGGCAACTTCCGTAGTAAATTATCACAGAACTCATAGTTGACTTGATTAAATGTCTTTATATCGTGCATTCTCGCCAGTCTTAGCATTTCATATGAGTAAAAAGTCTCAGCAGTTAGAACGTGAGTCAAACCATTCAAAAACTTGCGAACAGTTATGTTGTCTGGAAAACCGTTGCTATTAATGCCAGTAAAGCCATCATACATATCATAGTGTGGCTCAGCCTTATTAAACGGCTTCGAGTTAATATGCAGTATTCGGTACGGTTTAAGCATACGAGTAAGGTTATATGTCTGTGATTGCAAGCCACCACCCAAGTCAGAACGAACTATAATGCCGAGCTTAGAAGATTTGGGTATTGTCATATTTGGCAGCCCCCTCTCTGCCATCAGTATGATAGCTCCGTTTTATATTGCCCTCTGGGTTATAAATATGAAGCTTGTGCTGGTGCCAACTGCCTAATCCGTCTTTAATATACCCATTATGAACTACTCCGTGCATATAATCTTCAATGAATGACCGACTATCACTAGAAAATATCTCAAATATGATTCTTCTATAGTAAGCAGTACTGGCAAGATGAGGTCTTTGCGACCATTGGACTGTACGCATTAGCTCTGGGTGTCGCTTCTCTGGCCCCAACATCATATGGCTATGCTCTTTTGGTATCTGAGCTTCGAAGTGAAAGCGTATTACATTGCTATCACCGTCTTCAATAATCTTAGTTAGGTCTTTTAGTGGTATCTCATAATCAGTAACTAGTGGCGTATCTTGCTCTACATACAAAATAGTTGGAGTTTTTACCAAGTCTAGCGTTTCTCTGGCCATTCCACTTTGGTGCATATGCTCTTGAAACACTACGGGCAATACATTTTTCCATTGATGTAGACACTTCCAAAGCACTCTCGATGTATATTCTTCGTAATCTTCGGCTCGGTCTTTTTGCTCTTCACGAACTCCGTCTATCTGCAATATTATTTCTGCGTCTGGCAGATGGTGTCTAATACTAGCTATTGTCTCATCTATAATTCGAGTATCTGGGTGACTAGGTATAGGGCTGGTGCAGACTATAGCTGTAGTGTCGCCAAAATCAGTATCGCCAATCTGCTCTTTAATCTTGAGGGCAAAATCTCGCTTCCATTTAATCCACCAAGCGGTCTGAATATTAACTAACTTGTTCCACTCTGGTAGGGTGTCCTTAATATAACCACCGACACTAATCCAATCTTTAATCTTTATGGCTGGTACCGAGTCATCAAACAGCCAATCCCAATAGCCATTTATAGTTCCACTAGGGTTTATCTCATCTAGTATAGGCATTGCCATACACTCGAATGCCTCAAATGCCCTAAAGCTATCTGGTATTACCGCACCACTAGGGCAAGGTACATAGCCAGCTCTCGCCATTTTCTCAAAGTATTGTTTTGGCTCTAGCCCTGCCGTAAAGCTCTCGGTGTAATTTACGTCCCAATTATCTCGCTTCTGTATATCTACATATTGCTTCATTTCTTGTCTACGAGAGTGTGTAATCTGACCACTAAAGAATAGCTCGGTGTCTTTTTTATAGTCTAGCCCGCTTAAATCGTGAGGGGCATAACCAGTACCAATCCGATTATAGCTATCATCTTTGTCAGGGTGTGGGTTCTGCACCCATATGTCTATATTATCGTGCTGGATTTTATCAACTGGAAATACACGCTCTTCATCACCCATCAAAAATAGTACAACTTTATCGAGCTTCGATAGCTCTTTGTTTATCTCAGCAACTGCGTCTGCGTGATGTCGAGCTGGTATAACGACAATAGCTTTTTCCTGCTTTGGTATAGTTCTGACTTCGCTGGTTTCATATTTAAGTGTGTTAAAAGCATCAATAATGATTGTGTAATCCCAATATGAATTACAGGGTACGTCTTTTTTTACAGATAAATAATATACATTAACCGACATAGTGGAAATACCAGTGTTCTTCGTGGTCTGTAGATAAGTGCTCACCTACATAGCCAAGATTTTCTAAGTATTCAATAGTCATATTCTTAGTGACTTGATAATCTCGTTCGCCCAAATCAGGGTGGATTGAAACCCATAACTTCGGGTGATGTTCTTTTAATGTCTTTTCAGCACCTTGTAGCACAAGAAGCTCTGCACCCTCAACGTCCATAGTTAATGCGTCTGGCACAATGCCTGTTTCTGTGACGTATCTATCTAATTCGATGTGAGTTATATCACTAGAGCTTTCGTGTATGTACTGATATTTGTTGCGGTCTATAATCTGCTCATTTTGTGCTTTTTCCCAAATATCAAAACCCTTGTCGTAATCATCTCTAGTTTTGGTGTCGAACAAACCCCAGTAACTAGCTAAAGGCGGCACATCATAGTTTTTGTTCCAAGTCTTAATGATATTGCCCCAGAACTCATATGTTGGCTCTATCAATACCATATTCTCTGGTCCAACAAAAGTAGCGTATATAAGGTTACACCAACCTTGTTCTGCCCCTATATCGAATAAAACCTCACCGTGCTTCAAATGTTTTTTCATACTATCTAGGCGTGGTCGTTCCCAATAATCAAATACGTCCCAGTCTGCTAGCGGTCTAGGCAATATAAAATTATAGTGATATGGACTGTCGTGGACTTTCCAATCCTCTTTTATAATCGGTACATTAACCCACTCTATTCTTTCATCTGGAATAAATATCATAGCCCTAACTCCTTTATAATTTGTTGCCAACGATTAGTATATGTATGATTCTTTTTTACGTGTTCGTGTCCAGCCTGACGTATAGCTTCACGTTCATCATCGTGTTCTAAGTAGTAATCAATCTTTTGTTTCAGATCTTCGAAGTCACCAAATTTGAAGTAGACTAAGTGCTCTTTATCAGTAAAATGTTCTTCCATACCTTTGATGTATGGGTGAATCATAAAGCCACCACGCCCTAGAGTTTCGTAAACTCGGTCTGACCAGTAATAAGGGTAGTCAAAGTTCAAGACTAAACTATCACCAACAGCGATTTTACTAGACTTATAGAGTTGGTTAAGTGCTTCACCTCGTACAACCCCAAGTCCGTCACCGCCAAAATGTTTGAATTTACTGCCATATGTTTCTTCAAGCCAAGCAATAAGTTGTGGTCGCCACTGCCATTCTTTATGGTAAAACTTTGAGCCAACAAATATAACATCATTTTGCATACCACCACTATCATCTATATAACACTCTGGCTCATACACTCCTGCCTGTAGATAATGACCAACGACTTCGGTATTTTCATTGAACCAGTCTGCCATTAGCTTATCTACAGTAAAGAAGTGTCCGATAGTTTTGTAAAAAGGGTCTTCATTTAGGTCGCTCTGTCGGTTAATCCCGAACCATAGGTCTAGGTGATAAGTCATAGTTGGTATTCTGTGTTGCTCTAGCCACTTAAATAGATTATCGACAGTATCCTCACCACTTTCAGGAGTTTTCCAACCGTGAGTATGTACCCAAACTAATAAGTTACTACCCAATGCAGAATTATAAATCTCATCTACACTAGCTTTGCCCTCTTGGAGTCGAATAACTTGATGACCTAGAGCCTCTAAAGTATTTGCGTGATGAGTTTCGCTACTGTATGAAACCCCAAAGTTACCCACAAAAGTTATTATCATAATTATTATTATAACCTGCCGTCATTTAATATGCAATGTTTTTATGTACAGTCATTTCTACGCCGTAGCCACCACTAGTAGCTTTAATGTTGCATACTCTAGCAAGCCGAAAAACGTCATTCAAATTATCGTATCGGTCTTTTGGACTATTGGTTAATGTTTTTCTAAACCGATTAAATGATTGCCGACTATAGGCATTATATGAGTTAAAAACAATACACTGTTTATTGTAATAAAGCTTGACACTCTTTTCTTCAATTTCAAATGCCATAGCTTGCTTGTATCTCATCATTTAGCCACCCTTTCTATTATTACTGCTAAACCCCAAACAAATAGAAACGTACTCATATGCCCTGTTATTAAACAAAGTAAAAAAGCCACCCAAAATGCCGTACACATAAAGCAGTTGAGCAATCCAAAGTCATCTACTTTTTTAATTTGTCTTAATTTATAAAAGAGTCCATAAGGACCCTCTGACATAGTCAATGATAATGAGATAACATATACACCTAGAATTAAACTTGCAGTGGTTTCCATTTATCTAAAAGCGTGATACGCTTCCCCCCATTTTCAACTACTATTGACGGGTAATGCTTTATGTCCATACCAGCGTTTAGCAGGTAGTTAATTTGTTCTTTCAGTCGTTCGGCATCTCTTTTGGTGTTGTATATCTTTGCTGTAATTTTACTGGCTACGTCTTTAGCAGGTCTACCCTGTCCGCCACAATCACACCCAAAGACATATATAGCGTTATCCATAAGCTAATTATTATCACCGATAAGCAAACAATACAAGTATTTTTTACACTACTTCGTCCCCCTGATATTATTCAGGAACTTTTATTGGTGAACTAGATTGTATGTACTCGGTATCTTTAGAGCCAGCGTACTCCCCCTGAGCGATACTTTATACATCAATTACCCACGTTACCTTTCGGTATCAGGTACGACTTTAGCTGTATAGGGCGTGTTATCTTTGAGATTTTATAGAGTCAAGATAAATTAAACACTCTAGCAATCTAGTTTTTTAATGTACTAAATGCTAGGTGTTGACAATTAGAATGCTAGGGCTCATAATAGATTATGAATCGTTAGCAACGCCCCTCTTTATGAGGGGTTTTCTAATTGCTGAATCGTTAGCAAGTAGTGTACATAGTATATTTTATGTCCTGCTGAATGTAAAGTATTTCGTTTTTAGCCTATTTTTATACCAAAAAGCCCCTAAAGTGTGTGTTTTTTATACGTTTTCGTGCAAAAAAGTGTTTACTTTTGTAATATAGTTAGTTATAATTATTATTGTAATAAGTAAGCGAAAGGAATGCTATGAAAATCGCAGTAAAAGAAATAACAAGTATCAGCGTAATGAATGAGGACGGCGAGTTTTTTTGCCCTCACCTAGACGTTGAAATTGAAGAGCCTTGTTGCTCTGGTCGTGATAGCGATGGGTTAATAAGTTGTGGCTGTCAGGGTATGTTTAGTGTCTACTGTCCTGATTGCGGTAACAAAGATATGACACAAAACCAAGTTGATGAAATCTTGGAAGGAGTATTTTAATGGCAGATCTTAATAAGCAAATTCAAAAGATGGAACTTGATTTAAGTCAGGTTACTCGTACTAAGTCAGTACTTAATCAAAACCAGATTCAAAAGCTATGGAATAGTACACCCCGAAAGTTCAAGTATAAGCGACCAGCAAAAGGTGGTGGTAACTGGGACTATGTAAGGGTGTCATATATTCGTAAGGTGCTTGATTCAGTCTTTGGGTTTGATTGGGACTTTGAAGTTGAAACTACTTTAGAGGAAGCTTTTAATGTTGCGAAGTTTACTAATAGTTGTGTAGTAAAAGGCGTTTTAACTTGTCGTGTCGTTGATGACGCTGGTCGTATTCGTGAAGTTAAGAAAACTCAGTTCGGGCGAGCTGATGTCAAGTGGAAGATGCAAGGACCGCAAGGCAATAAGACAAAGGTACTTGATGAAATTACAGGTGCACCAGTACCGCTAGACTTCGGTAATGATATGAAAGCTGCGGTTTCAGACTGTCTTAAAAAGTGTGCGAGCCTTTGGGGCATTGCTGCCGACGTTTACGAGAGTGATGAGTTTATTGAAATAACTATCACAGGCTCAGACGTTGAAAAGGCAAAAGTTACTAATAAGAAAATTAAGCAAGCCAAGAACATTCTAAAGTCTGGCTCAGAAAAGATTGGTGAAGAAAATGAGCAATAAGCAACTAAGGCAAGCGTTCACCGATTTGCTTAATGAAGCTATGCGTGACTTTCCAACTGAGCATTTACTAGAATACTATACCGATATTTTAGTCAGTATTGTTGAGGAATATAATGCAGACAAAAACTAAGTCAATTATCCTACTGATTGAAATGGAAAATGGCGATGTCCACCAAGTCATAATGACAACCGAGCAGGAAAGGGCGGTTAAAGCTGTACTGACTTCAATGGCAACAGTACAACTAAAGTCTGAACCACTAGCATTAAAGTTTGAAGAATAGGTTGCATAATAATCAGAGTTAGTTATAATTATAGTTATAAGATATAAGGAATAGAATGAGCAAAGTAAGATTAGAATTAGAGATTGACATAGAGGCACTACGAGATGTCATTGAAACTTCAAAAGATCTGAACGATAACAATGAATTGTTTGTAGGTCTAACAGAAGTTTATCGTGCCAAAAAGCAAGTTGGCGATTTACTAGACCAACTATTAAGTCTTGAAACTGACGCCAAAGGTTTGATAAAAGCAAAAGCTGACGCATTGTATGGCAAGGGTTGGCAAGCTATCAAAGGCAAAGGTTACAAAATTAGCCAGTCTGGAACTGGTGCAGTATTCAATATATTGCCTGACGCCAAGCCACCTAAAGAGTTCGTGGTTTACAAGCCAACGCTTGATACTAAGGCAATAGAAACTCATATTAAAGAAACAGGAAAGTTGCCAAGAGGTATTGAATACAACCTTAATCGTGGCACTTCATTAAGGGTAGTGGTAGCAGACAATGGCTAAACCAAAAAAGATTACAATCAACAAAAACAGCAAATGTGATTTGTGCAGTAAGCCAATGAAGTATATGGGTGCTAATAAAGAAACAATGAAGATACACAAAGCTTGTGAAGAACATAAAGACGAAGTTGCGAAAGCGTTGAAAAATGAAAACAATTAAACTATCGCACTCTATATTATCGGCTTGGAGTTCAGGCAAGTATGAAGACGCTGTGGCTATGTATCTCGGCAAAGGCATACCAGTAACTCCTGCTATGGAACTCGGCTCTCTCAAGCATAAGATCTGGGCAAACTATATTCAAGCCAACAAAAAGCTCCCACCAGAACTTGGTGGCGATGAGTTAAAAGCACCTATTGTTGAGCAAAAATGGCAAAAGCTAATTCCGTTCAGTGATAACTATCAGATATTACTGCGAGGCGTGATTGACCTTGAAGATGATAATGTTCTTGTAGACCATAAATGCGGTACTGGCAATCCAGTTGGCTATCTTGATAGCGAACAATTAGACTACTACAAACTGCTAAGACCAGACGCAACGCTTGGAAAATATCTTTGTCATAACCCGTACAAGTGCGACGCCAGTTGTAAAGATAATGAACATAACTGCTATCAGGTCGGTGTCAAGTTTCTTGACGATAGCAACGCTGAACGTGCATTAGAGCATATCATTACGTTTGGCGGTGAGTTAATTCAGTATCTTGAAGTAAACAAGCTAATTAAGGATTATCAATTAAAATGAAAAAGAAAGGTGGGCTATTAAATGATTTTAAGCTCTACTACGAACGTTTACAAAGCGAACCAAGCTATAAGCGGTCTAACAATAAAAAACGTAAGAGAGTGGCTAAAAACGGCTTTCTGGACACTACTTTTAATAGTGAACTTGCTATTACTCTTTTCTATTTTTTACGACAACGGAAAACTATTCATAGACTTCCTGTATTGGACAACAAACCCTCTGATACAATATCTGTAAATGATAGAAAGACTTTGCCTAAAGTGCCACAGCCCAATAAAAAACACTCCTGTAACTCCAAGAGAGAGGATTTGGTGTAGATGTCTAAAACCTGTCAGATATGTGGCAAGCGAGCATACAGCGACTACTGTTTCCAACATAAGCCCAAAAAACGACTTACCCAAAAAGGTAGCAAAGCTACGGCGTATGAAGCGTGGCGAGATACTATAGCTATTCCATACCTAGATAAGACTTTTGGGCGAGTGTGTGCAGCCTGTGGGGGCGATAGGTGCCATAATAGACAGCTAGACGTAGACCATATCAAGAAGCGTGGTATGGGTGGTGCACCAAGTCGCACTATGGACTTAAATAATGTTCAATATCTAGGCAGGTTTCCCTGTCATTTTGAAAAGGATAATACGGCAAAAGGAGTAATCAATGCCAAAGCTAAAGAAGAAAAACAATAAAAAGTCAAAAAAGTACTTTACTTATTATAACTTTTATGCTAATATTAAAGTACCATTAAATAATATAAAAAAAGGAATAAACAAAATGGTAAACAAAAAAAACAACACTAAAAAAACAGAGGTTAAGACTCCTAAAAAGTCTACTGGTAAAGTCAAGAATAGTATAATAG